TCAGTCGCCCTGAACGCCCGCGACAGCGCCGCCGAATAAGGCTTCAGCTCGTCTTCCGGCATCGGGCGCCGCGTCTTTGATCCAGCGTCCGTATCGTTGCTCGATCATCTTCAGGCTGATATGGCCCATCTGGCTAGCAACCCACATCGGCGGTTCGCCGGCCGACAGCATCATACTCGCGTAGGTGTGCCGAGTCTGATACGGTCGACGATAGCGCACCGCGGATTTTTCGATGGCGCGGTTCCACGCAAGCCAGATCACGTTGTCGCCGCTCCACGCCTCGCCGGTCCGGGGGTTTAGGAAGATCGAGCCGCCGATAAGCAGAGTGAATCGCTTCTGGTCGTCGAGGGCTGCGAGGGCTGGTTCGAGCAGCTTCACATTGCGCCGACTGCCGCGCGTCTTCGTGTCCTCGACCTTCTTCGCGACGCGAGCAGCTCGCGTCCGGGCACGTTGTACGCGAACGATTCCACGCTTCCAGTCGATGTCGCCCCACTGGAGGGCGATCAGCTCGGACGTTCGCAGGCCAGTCCAGAACGCAAACTGAAACAGATTCCTTTCTTGTCCGGCCATCGCGCCGAGAATCGCGGCCTGCTCCTCCGCGGTGAATGGATCGACATCGTCGTCTCGGCCTGGTGCTTCGTTTCGCTGGTAAGTCCACCCATACAAAACGTTTGTCTCGACGATCTCATCCTGCAAGGCTTCAGCGAGTGCCGCCCGGAAGACCGATAGCACGTTGGTCATGCGCTTATTGCCGAATTTCTGCTTCGCTGCCCATTCGCGCACGTGGGAACGACGTACATCGGACATCGTGAGGTGGCCGAATGCTGGTTTCAGTGTCCCTTTGATGATTTTCCTGTAACCCTCGATCGTGCTGGCGGCGAGAACATTCTCCTGCCGGTCGAGCCACGTGTCGAGGAACGACTCCACCAGCAGAGCATCGCCTTGCCGTTCGACGAACCGAGCTATCCGTTTCGACTCCGGGAAGGAAACTCGGTAGTCGAACGTTCCGTTTGCGATCGCGGTGCGAACCGCGCCGAGAAAATTGGCGGCTGCTTTTAGGTTAGCGGGAGTGGGCTCGAGGCGGATGCGCTCGCGACAACGGACGCCCTTATAGGTGAAGGTGACTTCGATCGAACTGCCACTAATGGCGCGGACACCCGTGCCGTTTCTACCCATCTTTCATACCCCTCAATATCAATTAAAATGCGCCCGTCCGGCGCCTTCACCCACAGTTGACCTTCTAGCCACACACCGTCACGGCGTTTGGATTTCACTGCGTCTTCCGTATAGCCGGTCATTTCACAGAACTTGAGTACCGTGACGTACCGGGATGCGAAGGCGGCGATCATTGCCACGTCTCCCTAAATCTGATCTGTGTGCGGTCATCGAACCGGTGAGCGCTCGACGGCCTTTTGACGCACTGCCTTTTCGGGCCAAATCGGTCCATTTTTCTGCTGTTGCTCATGCTAGGATTTCCTGAATTTCGATTTCAAAACTTATGGGGATGGCTGTGGCGTTCGAGACGATTAAGGCGTGCGCCGAGTGCACCGAACTGCACGGGCAACCGTCGACCATAAAGCCGAAGCATCTCGTGATGGTCGGTGCAGGCGTGTTCCAAGGCGAATGTCGAGAAGAGCACTACGAGTGCTCGACGTGCGGTGCTGCGTTTGCTCGTGTTTTGACGGGCGAGACAGCATCCCGCGTATGGCTTGTGGTGAATTCAATCCAGCACTGACGCCCGCGCGCGTCGCGCCGTCAGACTCATGAAACCCGGGAGTGCTACGATTGCCTCGATTAGTTTCATGATCTGATTCAAATGAAGCATTTGTTTACGATGCGCGGCTACCACGTCGACTGCACGCCGCGCGCGACCGAAGACGGCCAGTTCGCCTCACAGGTGACATTCACCTACATCGGCTACCACCCGGAAGCATCATTCAAGACGCTCGGTACATATGAAACGGAAGAGGCTGCCGTCGAGCGGGCGCGATCGTTCGCCGTTGAATGGCTCGCGCGATACGGTTGAGCGATCGCTATGCTTGAATGGCTCGCGTACCGCGGCTATAACGTTGAAACAGAGGCGGCTGAGCGCGAGGGCGACGCACTTAGCACGCACGCTGGTCGGCATATCGTTCGTCCGTGCGCGCGATGGCGACGTGCGATTTCTCGAGGCTCCGATTCGCATGCTACCGGCCGGCGTGACGATTGCGCACGAACTCGTGATTGGGTCCCGACGAGACGGGGCTCGACAACGAGTAGATGGCGCGACAGTTGGGTAACGCTTCAATCGCATCTTCGCCGTCGAGGATCGCGTGCACCGTCAGGCTGTTGTGGCGGATCTGAAGTTCTCACGTGCTCGGGGCACTCGCAAAACAAGGGGACTGTGATGGCTACGGAAAACTTGTCGATCGGTCGACACAATTTTGCAATTTCCACAGTGCCGGTTCAGGGTGGTGGCTGTACGATCTCGGTTGTCCACCGCTTTGAAGACGGAGCCGAGACCGTCGAGACCCGTCACGATAGCGAGTTCGTCTACGAGACTGACGAGCAGGCGCTTGAACAGGGGCGTGTCCTTGCTCGCCAGATCGCGGCACGACGTTTGTAGTGACCGGCCGATCATTGCACCTCTGGGAATTCGTCATGCGTGCGGCTGTCGAGCTAGCACTCGAATACCGGCGGGGCGAGCCGCGCCGACGCTGCGCTGGCGTAAATCCAAGTTGCTGTTGCTATTGTGGTTGCTCGTCACAATGAGGAGACCATCATGACCCGACAGGACATCAGCGAAAATCGCCGAATTGCATTCCGCGACGAGCACATGGGCTGGACCATTGAAGTCGCGACGGGGTATGACGTCACAACTAACCGCTGGCCGGTGCACGTCTATGTCACCCGGCCGGGTGGGCAGCGCGAAAAGATTGCTGTGCACGACCATATTCGGGATTCGAAAGATGAGGCGATCGAACATGGCTTTGCAGCGGGCACTTGGCATGTGAACCATGAGGCCGAGTGACTTTCGCGAATTCATCGGCTTGCTCCAGTGCAGCTCGGTTTGCCCTTCGGGCGACGCACGCCCTTGATGGCGTCACGAGCTTCCTGTTGGATGTTCTCGTAGGCGTACTCGATCGCTTCGTCACCGCTCAGGCCGTAGTCCTTCTCGGCCCGCTTGCGCAGGCGGGCAGGCGGGTCGTAGCAGGTAATACGCTTCAGTGCGATATAGAGGCGCAGTTCCAGGTCAGTCATGGTCGGCCCCTTGCAATTCCTTGATGAATACGGCCGCCTCTTCTGGGGAATCGAAGAAATAGGCCTCGTTCGTATCGCCGTTGTAGACATGCGCCCACGTTTTGATCTCGGGCTCTCGAGCTTGCACGCTGTACTTCGGCTTGAGCGTGTTCATGTCAAGCCACGGATGAGTGCGCATTCTCCATTCCGGGCGCACGCTGCTGCGCGCGATTCCAAGTTGCCTCTTAGCCATGGCTGGCTCCCTCGGCAGTTGACTTGCCGCAAAACGGGCAGTAGCTGGAAATGACCGGAATCAGCTTTCCGCGCGTGAATCCTTTCGCCTGCGCGACGATCTTGAACTCGGTCTTGTGGATCACGCGTATCGAATTGTCAGACATGGAGAATCCGGCCGATTGGCAGTCGGCCGAAGCGTCCACGCCGAGTTCTTCGCTGTAGCGTTTGGCCAGTTTGATCTCGATCTTGCTTATGCAATTGCAGTTCATGATTTGTCGGCTCCATTGAGAAGGGCGCGGAGCACACAGGCATGGGCATTTAACATGCGCGCCTCCATTGTCTTGGCTGCAAACTCGATTGCCTCGCGCTGGCTGTTCGTCAGGCTCGCCACCCTCGCGGCGGGCGGGGCGGTGTAAAGAGGTTGCTTTTCGTAATCGCGGTCGCAGACATGGACGGGGTCTCCATCGCAATAGCACCAGTTATCGCCGCTCGTTCGATAGCGCCACGCTGCCGCCTCTCCCGCATCGGCGGGGGCCAGCGGACCGCAAGCGCCAAGCGCTTTTCCGTCGCGCAGTCCGGCCGCATAGCCCTTGTTGCTTGCCGCGATCAGTTCAGGATCGTCGCGCTCGCGCGCCTCTGCCGGTGCGTCGGCCTGCGCCCTTCGTGCGCCAAAGGTCGGCATACCTTCTTGCGCATCCCGCTGGCAGGCACACGGACTCGTTCCGCTGTCGCCCTCGATCACCCCTTCGCCATCGCAATGCGGGCATTCCGCCGCATGGGCCGGTGCGTCGGCCTGCGCGGTACTTGACTCGCCGTTCAATACGGCGCTCGCACGGTCCATCATGCGCACGGCCCACGAGTGGCCTGCCGGGTCAGATTTCTTCGCCCAATTCGACATGACGCGCATGGCATCGCGAGCCTCGAAAAGCCCTTTCCGCAGCGCTTCGGTTCGAACAGGTGCGTCGGGCTGCGCGGGTTGCGGGGTTGTAAGGATCGCGATCACATCTCCAAGCGCCGTGTTATAGCCGAACCGATATTGAGACTCTGGCTCGTCGGTAGGAGTCGGTTGAAACAGAGCGTGAATTTTCGCCACCGCACCTTCATCGGTCGACGCCTGAGCGGATTTCATCTCCATAGCGAGCGGCGTGGCATATGGGTTGAGCGTCATCGTGAGAGGCGAGGTTACGTCTTGCGGAGCGGAAGCAAGAAAGCCTGACCACAAATCGACCATGTAATTCTTCCACCGGTATTCGCCACCAATCCTTACGTTCAGCGCAAAGGTAACAGCGCGGTCAAGCATTGCGAACGTGGGTTCGATCGGCACGAGCTTCCAGCCTGCCGGGATTACCGCAGCGGCCGATTCCTGCGCGGGTTTCGGGGCGACGCAATCTGGACAATCCTTGACGCATTTGATCGGGCCATTCTCGAATTCGATACCGCCCGAGCCAGTAATTTCGCCGTCATCTACCACGCCCGAGCCGCCGCACATTTTGCACACGTTTTCCTCCGCAGTGTTCTTCGGTTCAGACATGAGCGACCTCCTGTTGGCGCTGTTGTTCGTTACCATGATTTGAGAATTCCCCGAACAGCAAATCTGCTGCGAGGCAATAAACTTCGTAGGCTTCTTCTCGCGTTTCGTAGTGTCCCAGATGCTTTTTCTTTCCCATGTAGCCGATGCGAGATACCCATTTGCCAAACTCAGGGCGGAAATAGACCCCCTTCAATCCCGACCGATTCTTGCTACTAAAGCTCTTGTTCCACTGGTTCTGGCTATAGCCTGCCTCCCGGAGATTGGAAATTCGGTTATCCAAACGGTTGTTGTTGATGTGATCGACGAAAAGATCGGGCCATTTCCCGAACACCCAGAACCATGCCAGCCGATGAGCGCGGAATGTGTAGCCATCGATGGGGATTCGTATATAGCCGTCTTCGTTGATCGATCCGGCATAGGTGCTCTTCTTTTTTCCCTTGAGCGGGCCAACCCAATTGAAAATCCCCGTTCAAGGATCGTAGGAAAGCACCTCCCTCAATCGCTCTTGGGTCAAGACCGCTTCGCCCTTATTGATCATCGCGAGGCTCCTGATGATCGGGCGATGCTGCCGCGCGTACTTCTTGCCATGCATCCCGCAACCGCTCGACTGCACTGATTTCCGGAAAGCGATCGCACCACGCCTCGAACGACACCGCCCGCTCGTCGGCCGGCACTGCCGACGGCTCGCCATCACCCGATTCGAGATAGAAGCACCCAGCGTCGTTGCACGCCTGCGCGGTAGTCGATCCGCAGCGCTTACACGCGCCGTCGGCCGGCGCTGCTGCGGGCAGCTCGACACGGAAGCCGCCAAACAGGTGCGCGACGAACTCGGTCAGGATGAATCGATCTTCGGCGTTCGGTTCGCGCGAATCGTTGTTTTCTCCGACGATTTCGAACGTCTCGATTGCTGCGAGAGCGTCTTGCGCGGTCAGCTGTGCGGATTGCTCTGGGGATGCGGCCAGATTCAAAGCGTTACGGATCGCCAGGATAACATTGCCTACTGTCGCGACATTCTGTCGAAAGACGCCACGGCCGATTTCGTACTCGCAAGCGCCTTCTGCAAAGGCTCGAATCTGTTCTTCCGTCAGCGCAGCAGCGCGGCTCTGTTGTTGGTCGTTCATGGGGGTGTCCTCTACAGATAAAGCCTCAACGGCAAGTTAATTTCGTTCGTCATCTTCGTTGTCTCGAAGCTCATGGGGCAGGTCCGGAGGTGGATATCCCGGATTGCTGCCGCGCGACGTAGGCTGCAATACGTGCGAGGATTGCGGGACAAACTGCTGTCCTCGTCTCTGCCGACGCCTGTCCTTGTCACACCCATTTCTGAGCGGGCCACTCTTTGCCGTATGCGATGCCTCGCATTGGCCGGACAGATGCTCCTTGGTCGCCGCGCGATCACCGCTCGCGCATTCCTGCCTCATGAACTCCGAAAAAACGGGCGCTCGTGCTGGCCGCCCTAAAACCGCCACGCTATCCGAGGGCCGTGTGCGCGGCGGGTGGGGGGTTAGAGTTACGCGCCAAGCCGCGCTTCGCGGCGTTGCTCGCGTTCTTTGTCAGTAAGTTTCTGGCGTCCCATGACTGCTCCTGATAGCAAAGGTGATTACGCGACTCGCTGCTGCAGCCGCTTGATCATGGCGTTCACCTCGGCCTCGAACTGCAGGAGGCCGGGAAGAAGTACGCTATCGATATACGCGTCATTGCGCGGCACGATCTGCGCGTAGAGGCTGTACGGCTCTGGCACGCGTGGGTCATACGACACGAAGAGCCACCAGCGCCGGCCGGTGACGAGCATGCCGCCCTGAACCTGCGGAATGTGGTCGTCTGGCATGCCATTCAGCAGCGTGTTGATGTGCACGGCTTCGTCCATCGGACATTTCGATTCGTAGCCGCCGTCGTCGCCGATCAGGCCGTCCGGCGATGCGCCGAGGAACTCGTAGCGCGGATGCGTGAAGAAGCCGCCGGGCGCGATGATGTAGCCAGTTGCGAGCTCAGCCTGTTCGCGTCCGAAGGGCTCGACTTCCTCCCCCCATTTCGTCGCGCGGCCGCCGACCTCGTGCGTCGACGTTGCGGCGAGGCGCTCGAACACGATCTCGCGCATGTATTTGTCTCGTGCGCCAGTGGACTGGCGCGGCTTCGGCTGGCCCTTCTTCGGACCGGTCTTATACACGTTGCCCGGCTCACCGCCAGTGAACGCGATCGCATCAGCAAATCGGCTCGCCGTGATGCGACCGGCGCGCGCCGCATACCAGGCATTGGTGCGTTGGTCGATGGCGTTATTCATTATCGTCCGATCCCGGTTCGCGCTGGCCGGCACCGCTGTCCTGAGGCGCGCCGTCGGTCTGCTGCTGCGCCTGCGGACCGCCGGCGAGCTGAGCGATCCGGTTGCGCTCGTTCAAGCCGATCGCGGCGCGGTCGTCGCGCGACAGCTTGGACCATTCCTCCTTGAACGGCTCGAAGCCGAGATTGCGCGCGACTTCTTCGAGGCGCGCGATGATCTTGGTATGCGCCTCTGTGCGCGCTGGCCGAGCGCTGGTGGCTGCATTGCTGGCGATCTGCGCCGGCGTCGCGCGCGGCGTGATGTCGTGTTCGATGGGCTCGATGTCCATCACCTCCTCGGCGATCGGCATTCCCTTCAATACATCAGCGAAGTTGTCGCGCAGGGCGAAGGCGCGCGCGCGCATCTTCTTCATGCGCTTCGGGTACTGGGACCACGGGCCTTGCTTGCCGATCAACCCGGCTTGCTTTGCATCCGCCTCACTGAACGATTGCAGATCTTCGGGCTTGCCGCGGCGTTTAACCTTGATGAAGGCCGTACCGTTCTCCTCCCACTCGTGCACATATTCGCAGACCGGCGACGCGAGCACAAGCGCGAGCACTGCGTCACCCCATACGGAGGGGCGCCCATTGATCACGGCGATGTTCTGCATGGCCTGCATTGGCTTGAGGCCAAGTTCCATACCCCACTGAATCGCGACCAGTACGTTACCGGGCTTTCCCTTGAAATCCTTCGGGACGAGTTCGCTGTCGGCGAGGTAGTCGGCAAACTTCAACGCCTCCTCGAGCGATCGCGGAGACAGGTCGAACGCCGCCGGCGCGATACTCTGGGTAGGTTGTTTGATGACGTCGGACATGCTGTTTTCTCCATGTGCGCGAGACTCGGCCGCGCGTGGTGAGTGATTAGGATTCAGGCAGCCGCTTCGCCGAGGCGCACAACCGGAGATTCGGGAGCGATACCGGTGGCCGCTTCGATCGCGCGGTCGAGATCCGCGCGCACGTCCATCGGCAGTTGGGCCCGCTCGTTGTCGATGCGAACGATCGTCTGAGCGACGGCTAGCAGGCGGCGAGACGCAGCGAGCACGCGAGCATCGGCCGGACGCGCGATGCTCTCCGCGATCAGGTAGCCGCCGTAATGCTCGACGTCGTCGAATCCGCCGCCAACACAGCCGGGGATCGGCACATCAGTCACCACGCATCCGCTCTTCGCCGTCCAGTTTCCGCCGGTCGGTTCCGACGCGAGCATCGCCGTGCGGTTCTCGGCGCGCTGGCGCGCAACGCGCTCGCGCGCGGCACGCGCTTCGGCTTCTTGCCGCTGCTGCTCGGCCAGGGCGGCGCGCTGGCGTTCCAGTTCCTCGCGTTCGGCGGCGAGCCGAGCGGCTTCCGTTTCCTGCGTGACGGCCGCCGCGTGCAGCTCGCGCAGCTTATCGAGCGTCGCGTCGCGCACTGCTTCGGCCTCGCCGGTCAGTTCGGCGAAGCGGTCGAGCGTGATGCCGAGTTCTTGCAGTTCCTCGATCCACATCGCAATGCTTGCCGACGGCGCACCGACAGCGCGTTGCGCGAACGACCGGATGTCGTCGATGTGCTCGCGGATCGAAGCGACGCGCCGCTGCGCGGCTTCGAGCTTCGCGCGCTTCTCGGCCTCGTGTGCCTCGTCCCATGCGTCACGAATGCCGAGCAGGCGCGTTTCTTCCGGCTCGATCAGCGCGACTAAACGATCTTCCTCGGCGATCACGGCCTTCGAGAATTTCGTCGCGTCGTCACGCGCATCCTTGCCGACCTTGCGGATAGACGTGCGTGCGGCGCGCAGCAGCATCGCCGCAGCGTGACACTGATCTCGGCCGGCCGAATTTTTGATCTCGACGATGTCGTTCGATTTCGTGACCAGCGCGCGCAGCTCGGTTTCGCGCTCGCTTGTGCCGAGCGCAATTGCAGCGCGCTCGATGACGGTCAGTTCGGTAGTGGTCATGTCTTTCTCATGTAGGTAGTAACGACGGCCGTGCCGTCTTGGTTGAGACTGGCGGCGGCGATCGTGCATGCGGCTGCGATCGCGACGGCGATGATGTACGCAACGAATGGGCTGCGTTTGTGCAGGCGTTCGAGCCAATCGCCGAGAAAGTCGAAGGGGCTCATCCCAGACTCCGCAGATACGGTCCGGCGACGAGCGCGCCGTACCATATGAGGCCGATCGCGACTCCGCAGGCGGCCGCCCATGCCGATCCTTCGAGCACGTATCGCGCGCGCGATACAACCGATAGTCTGTAACCGCGCAATACAGGTGTTGGGCTGTTGAGAGGGGTGCGCATCATGACCCCTGCATATCATTGAGCATCCAGTCGATCCACGCGAGACGATCGAGACGTCTCTGTTCTCTGCCTCGGTCGCCGAATCCGTTGTAGATTTGCCATTCATCCAGCGTCGGCGTCCAATCCGGGTAACGTGTTACGCCAAGCTTCTTGGAGATGTACGAACAAATTTCCTCAGCGGCGAAACTCAGATGCGGGTTGAAAGTCGCCGCGGAATTGAGTGCATTACAGATGAAATCTGCGCTCCCATCTTCAATTTTCTCGCGTGCAAGCTTCAGCACTGCACGCTTCTCAATAGTCAATGCCATCATGCCTCCTTCGCCTTTTCGATGGCGGCATATCCGACGTCAATTCGGGTCCGCCGTGGTTCGTCTCGTTCATGGTCATTTCTCGGTGTAGTGTTTAAACTTCGACAATCTCACCGTTTTCGTTCAGCGAATACCAAGTGTCTGCCTTGATGCCGTCTCGGCCGACGATCAGTGCTCGCGCATGCAGGATCCGACCGTAGTCGTGGCCGTCACCATCTCTGTAGATGAGGAACAACGCTGCGCCGTCGACTCCGCGCGCGCGGCCATCGAAACCGGACGCCATGGCGACTGAATGGCGTCCGCTGGCCGTTGCCGCGCCTCTGTCGCCGCTGGCCGTTGCCGCGCCTCTGTCGCCGCTGGCCGTTGCCGCGCCGCTGTAGCCGCTGGCCGTTGCCGCGCCTCTGTAGCCGCTGGCCGTTGCCGCGCCTCTGTCGCCGCTGGCCGTTGCCGCGCCTCTGTAGCCGCTGGCCGTTGCCGCGCCGCTGTCGCCGCTGGCCGTTGCCGCGCCGCTGTAGCCGCTGGCCGTTGCCGCGCCTCTGTCGCCGCTGGCCGTTGCCGCGCCGCTGTAGCCGCTGGCCGTTGCCGCGCCTCTGTCGCCGCTGGCCGTTGCCGCGCCTCTGTCGCCTCTGGCCGTTGCCGCGCTTCTGTCGCCGCTGGCCGTTGCCGCGCCTCTGTCGCCGCTGGCCGTTGCCGCGCCTCTGTCGCCGCTGGCCGTTGCCGCGCCTCTGTCGCCGCTGGCCGT